TAAGAGATTCAATACCTGAGTACGAATTAGTATTTGTACTTTCTGATCCAAACAAGAAGGTTAGAAAGGGCAGTAAGCTGACAATGGGGCAGTGGTGCGAGAAAGAAGGAATCAAACACTTCACTGTGTATCAAGACAAACAACTTGATAAGTATTTGGAAAGCAGGAGGAAGCATGAAGATATCAGTGATACCTGATTGTCAGGTTAAGGATGGTGTACCAACAGAACACCTTGAGTATGCTGCAAACTATATCGTAGATAAGAAACCAGATGTGATTGTAAATCTTGGGGACTTCTGGGACATGCCTTCACTCAGTAGTTATGACAAAGGCAAGAAGGACTTTGAAGGACGCAGGTACATCAAGGATGTGGAGGCAGGCAATAAGGCAATGGACTTGTTTCTTGCACCAATCAAGAAAGAGATCAGCAGGCTAAAGCGAAACAAGAAAAAGTTGTGGAATCCAAGAATGGTGTTTCTACTTGGCAACCATGAACAACGGATAGAACGTGCCGTAAATGCCGATGCCATCTTAGAAGCTGTGATTGGATACTCCGATCTTAACCTGTCTGATTGGGAAGTGTTTGATTACCTTGAGCCTGTAATTATTGAGGGTGTGGGGTTCTCTCATTTCTTTACGTCTGGTGTTATGGGTAGGCCAGTATCCAGTGCTAGGGCTATGATTACTAAGAAACACATGAGTTGTGTTATGGGCCATGTGCAGGACAGAGACATAGCATTTAGCAGGAGGGGTGATGGTACGGCTATCACTGGTATCTTTGCTGGGATATTCTATCAGCACAGCGAAGGCTATCTAGGACACCAGGGAAACAATAACTGGTCTGGTATCTGGATGCTACATCAGGTAGAGAACGGCAGCTTTGATGAGATGCCTGTTTCGTTAAGGTTCCTTAAGGACAAGTATTCAAATAACAAAAGGAAAATAAAATGCAAATAGTATTTATGGCTGAATGTGGACTGACACCAACACTTAATCCACTATCTTTTAGCAAAGAAACTGGAAGAATTATGTTATTTGGTCTACCCTTGTTTGGCTTCTGGTTGCCTTACATTGGGTTTACCACTTTCTTTGTTGACGAAACAGACCTAGAAGAAGGTGTAGAAGTAGAATGTTTCCTAGTGCAGTTCGTACTGCTTGGGATTTTTATTGTTTATAACGTATTGGAGAAAGAATAATGGAAATGGGTTTGTATGAATCCTACATTCACAAGTCAAGGTACGCAAGGTATCTACCAGAACAACAACGAAGAGAAACGTGGGAAGAAACAGTAGATCGGTATATAAAATTCTTTGATGAGCGTACTGACCACAAGTACCAGAAAGACTTTCAGGAGTTAAGAGAATCTATCCTGGACTTAGAAGTCATGCCAAGCATGAGGGCATTGATGACAGCAGGAGAAGCCCTTGATCGTGATAACGTAGCTGGGTTTAATTGTTCTTACTTAACCATCGATCACCCTAAAGCTTTTGATGAGATGATGTACATCTTGATGTGTGGTACAGGGGTAGGTTTCAGTGTTGAGCGCCAGTACATACAGAAGCTACCTGATGTTGCTGAGAAGTTTCATGATACTGATACTACAATTGTGGTGGCAGACAGCAAGATTGGATGGGCTAAAGCTTATCGTGAGTTGGTCTCATTATTGTACAGTGGTCAAGTACCATCTTGGGACATCTCAAAGATACGCCCAGCAGGAGCAACACTTAAAACTTTTGGTGGTAGGGCAAGTGGCCCCGAGCCATTGGTTGACTTGTTTAACTTTACTGTCTCTGTATTCAAGAAGGCAGCAAAACGTAAACTAAGCAGCATCGAGTGCCATGACATTTGTTGTAAGATTGCACAGATCGTAGTAGTTGGTGGTGTACGTAGGTCTGCCCTGATCTCACTCTCCAACCTTTCAGACGATAGAATCCGTAGAGCAAAGCATGGTCAGTGGTGGGATGAAGAACCCCAGCGTGGCCTTGCAAATAATTCTGCTTGTTACACCGAGAAGCCTGACTTTAATGCTTTCCTAAGTGAGTGGGTTTCTCTGTATGAGTCCAAGTCTGGAGAGCGTGGTATCTTTAGTAGGGTAGCCAGCAAGAAACAAGCAGCAAAGAATGGACGTAGGGACACAGACCACGAGTTTGGTACTAACCCTTGCTCTGAGATTATTCTTCGTCCTAATCAATTCTGTAATCTGTCTGAGGTTGTTGTTCGTGCAGACGATAACATTACAACACTAAAGCGTAAGGTTCGTATTGCTACTATTCTTGGTACGCTTCAAAGCACACTGGTTGACTTTAGGTATCTCAGATCAGTATGGAAAAAGAACACAGAAGAAGAGGCATTGCTTGGCGTTTCTTTGACTGGGATATTGGATCATCCAGTTATGTCGGATTCAGATGATGCTAAAGCCTTTGATGAGCTGGCTGATGGCCTGCATCTACCTGAAGTACTAACTCAATTGAAGCAGATAGCAATTGATACAAACAAAGAGTGGGCCAAAAAACTTGGTATCAACCAGTCTACTGCTATTACTTGTGTTAAACCTTCTGGTACTGTGTCACAGCTTGTAAACTCTGCCAGTGGTATTCATGGACGATACAGTAATTACTATATCCGTAGGGTACGTGCTGATATGCGTGATCCTTTGTGTCAAGTGTTAAGTGAAGCAGGTGTGCCCTGGGAAGTAGACGTTACAAACCCAACTACAGCAGTGTTTAGCTTCCCACAAAAGGCACCAGAAGGTTCTGTAATGTCTTCAGATCAAACTGGTATGGATCAGCTTAAGCTGTGGTCTATTTACCAGGAGCATTGGTGTGAACACAAGCCATCCATTACTGTGTACTATAATGACAATGAGTTCCTTGAGATTGGTAACTGGTTGTACAATAACTTTGATGAAGTAAGTGGTGTGTCTTTCTTACCCTATTTGAATCACTCTTATGCACAACCGCCCTATGAAAAGATTACGAAGGAACGCTATGAAGCGTTGTCGCAGAAGATGCCAACAACGATTGATTGGAATATCAATGAAGCCACAGATCAAACGGAGGGGGCACAAACACTAGCTTGTACAGGAGGACAGTGCGAGATATAAAAACTAGGGGGCCATTGCAGCCCCCTTTTTTATTTCTTTTTGTTTTTCTTTTTCTTCCCTGCTTTAGACAATGCAATAGCAATAGCTTGCTTCTGCGGCTTCCCAGCTTTTATCTCATTCCTAATGTTTTCTGAGATTACTTTCTTTGACTTGCCTTTCTTTAGTGGCATGTCCTACTTTCTCTTCATAGGTTTTTTCTTTTTGACTTGGGCTTTTTTAGCAGCAGCTTTGCCTGCTTTTGTGTATGGGTATTTCTTACCATTTACCATTGGCATTTAATTTCTCCTATCACCACTTAGTTTTGTCAGCCCAATAAGCTGCACTCATCTTACCCTTTGCAATATTACTAGCATGTCTTGCTTTGAATGATGCACGTTTCTTCTTCATCGTTTCTGATTCACCAGCTTTAGGTTTACCAGCAGTCTTAGCACCCTGTTCACCAAACCGAATGGTCTTTACCTTATCACCTTCTTTGGCAACTACAACATGAGACTTCTTAGGGTGATTAGGAGTACGCTTTGGCTTGTTGTAGCCTGATACTCCTGCCCGTTCCAGTCTTGAGTCTTTCTTCATTTAGTTAAGCCCTTCTGTTTTTCGTATGTCCTTAAACCGCCCAAACCAAGCATACCAAGCAGGATAGTCATGAGACTGCTCATATCAAACTCTGGCAGGTTTTCTACTGGTGTCCCATACATAGCAGCAATAAACACAATAAACGGCTGTAGGACGAAATGGTAGCCCATAGAGACACTACATATCCAACCAACAGAAGGTCTCCAACCGCTAACAAATAGTGACTGGCTTTTGGCTTCCTCTTTGTTTACGTCAACCTGTGCTAGTGAGATCTCGTGTGCTTGCTGTTCTGCAAGTGTTGCTATCTCATGTGCCAGTTTGTTTCTCTGATCCTTGTCCTCAATAAACTTATCAAGAATACTAGAGACAGGGCCAACAAGTGATCCAATTAGATTTAACACTGTTTGCTCCTTTAAATGTTATTCGATATCTTCTTCTACCACATCTGATACTTCAGAAGATTTTAAAATCTCTATTAGAGCAGCACGATCAGCACGAAGCTGTTTTAACATTTCTTTGTCAGTAGCGGTTTTTATTGCTTTATCTGCCGCTATTATGGTTTTACCAAGAAATACTTTTGTTTTTGGAGAGATTAATGCACGACCAGCGGCATAACCACCAAAACCAACAGCGGCAGTTCCTACCATAGCAGGCAAGTAACCAGCAAAAGCAGCAATAGTAGCCGCACCGGCAAGTGGTGTTGATACCATTTTAATGCCAGTTGTTTTTGTAATGTTCTGCCACAATCTTCCAGCAGTGCTACTAGCATCCTGAGAAATCTTTTCTAGCACAACAGGATTAGCACGATATAAATTAGATTGTTGTCTTAGGCTGCTTTTAACGGATGCGCTTGGTACTTTTATCTCTAAAAGATCATTCAAAGAAGTACGCACATCTCGTACTGCAATACTTAAAGCTGTCTCAACTTTATCTTGGGATAAATATATTTGTGATCCAGGCTTTTTATACTTATTTACCCAGTCATCAAGTTCCCTTCTTGACTTTAATACACCAAGCGGTGTTTCGTCATTTTTAGCCAAAATACTTTTTGCTTTATCAGCAACGTCATCAAGCAATCTATCAAGGGTGTTTGCATTGACAAACGGATCATTGATTTTTGATGCAGCAATTGCATTATCAATAGCTTTTGAACTTTCAGCCACCGGAACCTTTACTTTTGATTTTCCAAGTGTTGACTCTAGTTTTTTTGCTTCTTTTTCAATGCCAGCCTTAATCAAATCTCTGCTTTTAATATAAGTAGCTTGAGTTGGTATCTTTAGTTTTGAAACGGCCTCAATAATATCAGACTCTTTTAGTGTTGGTGTTGGTACAGAAAACTTATAACCAAGAACAGACTTTTCTGTTACTGTTTCTGGATTAATCTTAACTGGCATTACAAGAGATACGGCTTTTTTCTTTGATTGAGATTCAATTTGTTTTTCAGCAGCCTCAAAAGCAATGTTTGATACTTTTTCTGCCATAGTTGGTGTTTTAATTGTAGGGACAGCAGACTTTTTTACAGGAGCAAAGAAAGTTGCAATATTAACAACTGATTCAATTGTTTTTGCAGGCTCTGGGTATTTATATTTAAACTCTGTCCAAGCATCCTGCCCAGTTTCAAGTGCTTTTAAAGCTGCCGCACCAGTGGGTGTTGTAATTGCATAATTAAAACCCTCTGCCACATTTTGTTTAATTGGATCTTCAATATAATCAGGAACAACATAACTGATACCTTTTAATCCAAGATTAAAAGTTTCTCCCATAATTTCATAGAGACCACCAATAACACCCTTACCAACAAGTTGTACTGGAGCTAGTGAGCTAAGCTCTGGTGGTAGATTTAAGGTATCCTCAATATCCTTGCGAGTTTTCCCAAGCCTTGCTTGTATATTTGATGCATACGTATCAAAAGCAGATTGTACAGGCTCTTTGGTAACCTCTGCGGGAACATCAAGAGCATTACCAGCTTTTGTCTCTGCAAAACCCAGTAACAACTTTTCTTTTAACTCTGGGTCAGTAATTAACTGAGGAGTAGTTTGATCTTTTTTTGTATCTTCTGCAAAACGCTGTAGCAGACGTTTTTTTAATTCTGGATCTGTTACAAGAGTATTGTTAGCAGTGCTTTCTACTGTTTCCATTATTCTACCCCACCAACATTATAAATTTCATTATCTGGGCCTAATAAGTATCTTACTCCGTCTACAACTTTTACTTTTCCTTGATATGCAGGGTCATCCCAGTTTATTTGAGGCATTTCCCCAAGTAGTGATCTGCGAACATTATTGTACTTTTCCTCAACGATACCTAATTGCTTATTAAACTCTTTGGCACCCAATGATGGATTAAGAGTTGTTAATGCGGCTTTTAAAAGCTCAAGCTCAATGTTTGAAACCTGGCCAAGCGCACCACCAGTTTTACTTTCATCACGCATTTGTTGTAAACGACCAAAGGCTTCTTCTGATAAAAGAGATTGGAGTATTGATTCAAGTCTTGCAGAATCTGTCATAGGAAATTGCTTTGCAACACCATATTCAAAACCAGCAGCACCTTCCTCAACTAAATCCCTTGCCCTTCGTATTTGGTCAAATTTTGTATCAACCCTTCCAAGATTAAGAAGAAGATTTCTTGTATTTTGCACTTGTTGTTCTGCATCTTCTTTTGTTGTTGAGTTTATTGGCTCAACCGCTCCTGTATTTTTGTTTAAGATGCCATATCTATCTTTGCCAATTGTTACAGAAGCATAGCTGTCCTTTGTTTCTTTTTCTGCCTCTGGTAGAGTAACAAATTGTTCTGTTTCTGTGTCAAACAGGTTGTTACCAAAAGCCATATATCGGTCTTTTTTAGACCTTGTATTAAGGGCATTAATATTTTCAACAGGAACACCAAGAGCAATGGCATTTGCTTTATCTTCATCACTTTTTGTTTGTGAATAACGAAGAAAAGCATTTTTAGCCTCTATTTCTTTTTGTGCAGTTTGTGCAGCCATTTGACCTTCTTTTTTAAACTGCTCAAGCTCTTGACCAATTTGTAAGGCGGTAATTGCATTTTTTGTATCACCAGTACTTTGATAAGCCTTAGAAATTAAATAAAAACGGGCTGGGTCATTAGAATCCAGCTTGGAAATCTGCTCATTAAGTGCAGCTTGTTGTTCCTCTGCTTGCTTTGCTTTTTCTATTTCTGGATCAAGACCAAGACCACCAAGCAGACCCTGAGCAAACGAAGTGCCAAAGCTGGCACCAATAGCAGCACCAGCGGGACTGCTTTTTGTTTTTGCGGCAAGGTCTGCAAACTGCTGTGTTAGTTCTTTGTTACGGATATTTCTTTCTTCGGCAAGCTGTGAGGTAGTCTTACCAAAAATACTTTCAATCATTCCGGCCATTTTATTAACCTATAATCTATTTAAAAGGGACTATAAAGAGCTCTTGCGGAAGCTACGTCACTAGAACCCATCATCGGTGCACCACCACCGCCAAACATTCCACCAATTTGACCACCAATAGCACCACCTACAGGCCCACCAACAGCTGTACCAAAAGCAGTACCAGCAGCACCTAATAAAGAACCACCAAAACCTTTGCCACCACCACTATCGCCAGCCCCAGCAAGTGCAGCACCAGCTTGTGCAGATTGTGCAGCAGCTTGTCTAATCATTGACTCACGTTCTGCTGCACCACCAACAAGACCTTGCTCAATACCAAGTACAGAACCAGCAGTACCAAACGCACCTTGATAACCAGCCAATAAATTAGCGAGCTGTTGTTGCTGTTGAGCCTGGTTAAGTGCAAACTGTTGTTTTGCAATATCAAACTGTTGGGCTTGTTCACCAACCGCAGCAGCACGAGATTTGGCGTATGCTTCCTGTAGTGCCTGTGACTGGCCTCTGCTCAAACCAAACGCATCAGGCTGTACCATTCCACCAGCACCTGCGCCAGCAGTCTCACCAGCAAGCATAAGCCCCATACGACCTGATCCAAACAGATCAGACTGTAGCTGTTGACGCTGTTGTGCAAAGACAGGATCAAGAGCAGCTTGTTGCTGTGCAAAGTATTGCTGTGTTGCTTGGTCAATTGTTTTATCAAAACCAAAAGTTGGCAGCTCTTGAGTAACTTCGCCCAAGTACTGTTCTAACATTGGTTGTGCTTGTGATATACTTGACCCATAAAGTTGTTCTAAAGTTGGGTCAAGCTCTTGTGAAAATCTATATCCAAGACTACCTTTTCGTTTTAGATCAGTAGTGCCCGCAAGGCTTTTATAACTATACGGCTGAAACTGTGCGCCCTTCATTGGTTTGGCAGAGTCCCCCCCACCGCCTTTTCCTCCACCACCACCCATTATACTGTCTCCTCTACAGGCAATTCATAGAACATAAAACGAGATTTAAAACCATCGTTTTTAAATACTTTTTCCCAACCATTTCGGCCTAGCGACTCAATAATGTCGCAACCGATTGTGTAGGCAAACTTTTGTATTGTTTGTATCATATCGTCTTTCCATAAGTGCAAATCAAACCCACCAGTAAAGTGCATAATCATTGATTTTATCTGCGGGTAGTCTAGTGGTTCTGTCACAACAAACCCATAGATTACTTCATCATCATGTGCAACCCAAAGCTGTTGGTTTAGATTTCTCTTAACACCATTCCTAATATCATTAGCTGTAAATCTTCCGTAGGTGTACTTTGCAGCGCCCTCTACATAATCTTTTATCTGATTCCATACGCGGTCTATTTCATTATTTGGGATCATTGTAATATTCATATCAAAAGTCCTACGCAGTTCTTTTCCACATGTACACTGTAATATACGGGGGTAGATTAGCATTAGTTCCGCTTGTACCAGTTGAATCAGTTGTGATTGTGTGTGCATGTGCGCCAGCACTTGCTGTGCTAGTTGATGTATTTTGTTGAGGTGTATATGTAAATACACCAGCTACAGAGTTAGTTCCTTTTGGCCCGTTGTTTCCCGTATCTGTATCATATGCCCCTGACATTTGTGTATGGGCGTGTTCCCCGTTACTTTCTGTAGTGCCGGTATGAGAGTGTGATACAACAATAGCATCTTTACTACCACCAGTTTCTTCTGCCGTATTAAAAGACGCATCTCCCGTATCGATGCCTACGATAGTCCTACCTGCACCAAATGCTACCCAAGTACCAAAGCCAAATAATGTAGCAGGGTTAGTTGAGACAACAGCGATATAAATACTTCCTACGGGATGCAGTGCTTGTAATGCAGCTTTTACAAAAGCAGTAGTAGAAATTTGTGTTGTGTTTGTACCAGGAGCAGCAGTCGGTGCTAATGGTGTACCAGTAAGTGTTGGACTAAGGGTGTTTGCCTTAGTTGCAATTGCTGTTTGTATTGCATTAAACTCATCGTCAATCTCTGTGCCCTTGACGATCTTATTAGCATTACCAGATGCTAAAGCGTCCTTTGATGCAAAGTCTGTTGTTTTTGAATAGTTACTCATTTAAATAATCCTGCCTGTTTTAGCATAAACGTCTAGTTTCTGTATGCTTAGTTGTGCACCATCAATTACTGTTTCAATACCCAACTGTACAATGGAACCATTCCCTGAAACGGAATGATCCACACGATCCAACGCAATACCAGAATTATACTCAGCAATTGTATCAGCATTTGATCCGTACTCAGCTACACCATACTCTGAAATAACAAACTCTTTTAGTGTAAAAGGAAAGCTAAAATAATTAGTTGTATAATCATAACCTATTTTTAATACAAACGATTGTGCAGAAGACCCAATAGCAGTAACAGCAGCTCTCTTAATAATCTTGTTTCTGTTCGATGCATTAAAATCAAAGTGGTTTGTAAAGTATCTCATCGTATAAGAACTACCATTATCTGTGTACAAACCGTACTCAGCAATTCCGTCTACTTGTGCAAAGTACATCCTATTACTTGTCTTATCATACAGAAAACCACTATGGTCTATTTTACTCCAAGTAGTTACACGAAGTGATCCATCTTCTAGTTTGTTTTTTGTATCAAAACAATAAATAATATTAGCACTTGGTAGGAACAACAAATAAAAAGCCTGTTCTGGAAAGAAACAAGAACGAATTAAAGTTTTATTTT